AGACCGTTGGGTTAATTTTGGTTTACCAGCATTTATTGAAACTTTACAAATGATGGATAAACCTCTATATGAAGATAGATTTAAACTTATGGGTTACGATTATCAAATTTATATTAGAAATATAACTTCAATTTGGAAGGACTCTGGAACATTTGTAGACTCTACAATGTTTATAGAGACTCAAGACTATATTGCCAATAAACAGCAAAATATTGAAGTTGAAGAAATGCAAGAAAGCGAATTAAAAGCAATTCAAAAACAGTTTGGTATTATTAAAGATGCCACAGAAGAAAATTATATGTATCTTAGAGATGAATATGCTGACTACTGCGTAAAATATGAGGTAGAAGGAAATAAATCTCTAGAGAAGTTAATTGTTCAAATATGTGTAAAAGAGTTACAAATTCGTATGGCTCAAGCAAGAGGAGAAGAAACAGACAAACTGCAAAAAACATTGCAAGATTTATTAGGTTCTGCAAATTTAAAACCTGTTCAAGAAACAGGGAACCAAGCTGTAGAAGCAGAAACTTTAGGCACTTTAGTAGAGCGTTGGGAAAAGACTAAGCCTGTACCAGACCCATTAGAAGAATGGATTCAATCTGATTCTTTAGGTAAAACAGTTCGAGTTTGGTTTACTGGACACTTGCTACGCATGATGGGGTTGCCACTACCTAGCAAACTAAGTAAAGAATACTATGCAGAAGTTGCTAAATTCACTGTCGAACAGGGCGATGAAGTGGACGATGATGAAATAGACGAATACGAAGAGTCTGGGGATAACACAGATGGCAAGTATTAAGAATTTCCAAGTTGACCGCAACAAGAAAACAAATGCAGACCCTGTAGAAGCTGGAAAGAATATGCGTAAAAAAGAAAGCAAATACGAGAAAACTATGAACGTAATTGCTTTACGAGTTGCGCTATATAGATTTAGACCTGATATGATGGTTAAGGAATACTTAGGATTCCAACTTAAAATGTTTCAGGCAATATTGATTTTTGCTATGCAACATAACCACTACTTTATGTATTTAGCGAGTCGAGGGCAGGGCAAGTCATGGCTATCCGCAGTGTATGCTTGTTATAGAGCTATACTATATCCTCATAGTATTATAGTTGTAGCCTCTGGCACGAAAGGGCAAGCTATATCAGTATTAAAAAAAATAGATGAACTGAGGAGTCAATCTATTAACCTAGCTCGTGAAATAGAGGGTGAACCGAGACTAGGTGCAAATGACCCTCATATAAAATTCCGTAATGGCTCAGTTATACGTGTAGTAACATCAAATGATAATGCTCGTTCCGCTCGTGCACACGTAATTATTGTAGATGAGTTCCGTATGGTTGATTTTGCTATTATTCAAAAAGTACTGCGTAAATTCTTATCAACTCCACGTCAAGCGCCATTCATGGAAAAGCCAGAATATGAAAACTACGAGCCAGAACGAAACAAAGAGATTTATCTTTCTTCTGCATGGTTTAAATCTCACTGGTCTTGGGAACGTGCTAAAACTTATTTTGAAGCAATGGTTGAAGGAAGAAAGTACTTCCTTTGTGGATTACCATATCAACTACCAGTAAAAGAAAAACTTTTATTGCGTCAACAAGTTCTAGACGAAATGGCAGAGTCAGATTTCAATGAACTTATGTGGCAAATGGAAATGGAATGTTTATGGCAAGGTGAAAGTGAAAACGCATTCTTCGAGTTTGAAGATATTTACAAGGCTCGTCAGGCTAAAAAGGTTGCTTATCCAAAAGAACTGTCCGATATGGTAAGAGATAGAAAACTAATGCCACCTAAAGAAAAAGGCGAATTACGTTTTATTTCTCTTGATATTGCAACTTCCAACAAGAAAAATGCCGATGCTTCTTCTTTCCATGTGTCTAGAGCTATTCCTACTAAAACTGGATATGAAGTAACATTAATGCATGCAGAAGCAATGGAAGGTGAACTTGTTCAAGAACAGGCTCTACGTTTTAACCAACTTAAAAAAGAATTTGATGTAGACTATGGAATACTGGATGCCAACGGTAGTGGTATTGGTGTGTATCACGTTTTGGTATTAGGCATGACTGACCCAGACACTGGATATGAATATCCTCCATTATCTTCTATGAATGACCCATCAGAAGCAGATATATGTCCATACCCACATGCTGAGAAATGTATTTACACTATGAAAGCGTCAGCAAAATTAAACAGTGATATAGCATATCTTACTAAAAATTTAATTAAAAATGGTAGTGTAAAATTACCTATTCATGAAACAGAAGCAGATGAGTATCTAGAAAAAATTGAAGGATTTAAATCTCTAGACGCTGTAACTAAGAATAGATTTAGAGGTACATTTATTCAAACGACACTACTAATCAATGAGATGATGAACTTAGAAGGTGAGTACAACGACCTGAAACAAGTTAGTCTTAAAGCGCCTAGAAGTGGACGTAAAGATAAATATTCTTCATTTAGTTATATGTTATTCCTAGTTGACCACATTTTCAAAAAAGAGAGAAAACGTAATACAGTTTCAGCAGAAGACTACGCTAAAGCGTTTAAAGTTCGTATGAATACTAGAAGCAAAACAAAGCAAAACGGAATGATGTTCTAAAACTATAGAAAGGACGTGATATCTTGCTAGAAGAACAAAAACTGAACAATTTTCATTTAACAGAAGAATATAAACAACAGCTACAAGACGGGATGAAAAGAATTCACGGGCAATTTGCTAAAAAACCTTTTAAAGACTTAAACATATCAAAGAACTCTGCTATCGGCTCAAATCGTGGCGGTGGTTACTATACTCTAGAAATGATTACAATGTGGCTACAAAACCCAGCTAGCAACGAACAGCGTCTAAGAGAGCTATCTAATTATCTTTATGGAGCTAATCCTATCTATAGATGGTGGGTTTCTGTTCTCGCTGGGATGCCTGTTTGGTCATGGACTCTTTCTATAGATACAGCATCAGGAAGAAAGCTAAGTGCTAGTTCTACAGAAAAAATGTATCGAGAAGCAACAAAATATATTGACAATAAAAAAATGAATGATGAATTTGCTAAAGCTTTTCGACATGCACTAAAAGAAGACTGGTTCTTTGGATACGAAAGAGAGTCTGACAACTCTTACTCTATACTAAAGCTTAATCCAGACTATTGTCGAGTGTCAACAATAAATCCAGATGGCATTTATGGTTTCCAATTTGACTTTTCATTTTTTGACTCAAAAAATTCTGTGACTAATAATAATCCAGTTATTAAATCTTATCCACTGGAGTTCCAAAAATTATATGCTAGCTATCAACGGACTGGTAAAAACTGGCAACAATTAGATATTAATTATACTATTTGTTTGAAAGTTAATGATGATTTAACATATGGACTTCCCTACTTTGCAAGCTCTTTTCCATCTTTAGCTGACATAGGATTTTACAAAGATTTAGAGAAAAACAGAGCAGAAATTGACAACTTCCTAATGCTACATCAACATATTCCTACAGATGAGAAAGAGCTAGATAAATTTGCAATAAGTTTACCAATTGCTATTGACTTTGATGAACTGGCAAATAGCAGACTGCCTGATGGAGTAGCAATGTTTACATCACCTATGAAAGTAACAGCAGTAAAAACAGAACGTAGCACGTCAGATAAGAATAATACTAATAATGCTATTGAGCAGTCATACCAAGGCGCTGGATTACCTCAGCAACTAGCAAGTTCAACAACTTCAATAGGATTAGGTCAAGCTATAAAAGCAAATGAACAAATAGTGTATAGATTCTATAGGCAAGTAGAAAATATTATGAACTTCAGATTGAAAAATAAATATCCTAGCGTTGCATATAAATTTAGAATCTTAGATATAACACACTTTAATAGAGAAGAGCGCTCCGCTGATTTATTAAAAGGTGCGCAGAGTGGCATTGTTCCACCTACTCATGTAGCTTCAGCGTACGGTTCAAATCCATATGAGTTTATTAACGAAGTGGACTTTGAATCTAATGTTTTAAAACTCACAGATAGGCTTCGACCTTTGAAAACTTCTTATACTCTAACAGGAAAAGAGACTGCTGAGTCTGGAGCTCCACCTGTTTCAGAGACTAAAATTTCCGATTCTGGACAGCAAACTAGAGATAATGAATCAAATCAAAATCGAGAATAATTGTTAATAAAAGTTCCTTTAAAGGAGGTGAGAAGAAACGCATGGGAGCAGTAGCAAAAACAAAAAATATGATTAGTTCAGCTATACAAATTTTCAATGTGCAACCAGCAGAAGACAATCCTATGTTCTCTGTCGGTAAAGCAAGAATATTGTATACTGGTATTAATAGAAATAACTCAAATATTTCAGAAACTTCTGTTATTGGAGCTTTACCGACACTAGCTGGGACTCCTATTGTTGGAGAATATTTACCAGAAACTGACAACTTTGGTGGTCATGGTGGTAAGGTTGTAATTCAAGACAATAAAGCACAATACATTGACACGACATCAGCATATGGCTTTGTTTCAGAAAATTCTAAATTTTACTGGGAAAAAGTTGTTGAAAAAGATGGAACGGTTAGAGATTATCTAGTTGCAGATGAAGTTAAATTTTGGACAGGCAGATACCCTCAATTAAGAACGCTTTTAGAACAGGGTACTTATAATCAGTCTATGGAAATAGAGGTCACAGATGGTCAATTCGAAGAAATAGATGGTGAAACAGTTTTTAATATCAAGAGTTTCATGTTTACAGCACTTTGTATTTTAGGAGTTGCTAAAGGAGATGATTTCTCTGGTGAGGTAGAGCCTTGTTTCGAATCAGCTTCTATTATGATGTACAGCAAACAGGATAACAGCTTAAAACAACAATTAGCAGAAATGATGAAAGATTTACAATTTAGTAATAAAGAAGGAGGCAAAAACGTGTCTAAACAAAAAGATAACAAAGAGCTTTTATTTACACAGCGACAAATTTCAGAATTATTATCTTCTGAATTAGTAAAAAATGTTTTTACAAAAGATGAAAAGGAAACACCAAAATTTGAATATGTAGACCATACTAATGAAAAAGTTATTTTTGCAGATTTAGAAGATGGTAAGCATTACGTAGCAGAGTTTTCGGCGGTTGAAGATAAGGTAGAAATTAAATTAGATTCTAAAGAAGAGTATGAACTTACTTTCACCCCTGCTGAAAATCCTTTAAAAACAAAAGTTGAGGAATTCGAAGCTAAAGTAGAAGAGTTTACAAAAACTAATTCTGACTTAACAGAAAAGCTTGAGACTGCTAACACTTTACTTACAGAGAAAACTACTTCTATATCAAATTTTGAGAAAGAGATTCCAAAATTTGAAGCTCAAGTAGCAGAACTCTTAAAACGAGAAGAAGCTCAAAAAGGTATTGTTGACACACAAGC